TTCATCATTCCATGGGCGGTAATCAAAGTTAGCCAATTCTGGAGCATCCTTAATGTAATCCAAAATTGCAGTACGACCCGCATCATCAGATGTTACAGATTCACCATTGATTGTCATAGCAGAACGAGAACCTTGGAATTTAGAAGAATCATAGTTAGGATAACCACCTTTCTTAGAAATTACCAACTCAAAGTTCTTACCTTCAAACGGATCAAACACTTGTGTTGGTTCATCAAATTGAGGATTAAGTTCTTCATCAATTTTAGCTTTGATCTTATAACCAAACTTCATGATTTTAACTTGTCCCTCAAGATCACGGTTCTGTGGATCTTTAACGATTTGAACTAATGCATAAAATACTTCTCTACGCTTAAGACCTTCCGACATCTTTTTATCTACAGCCGATTCAGAATTTCTAAGTTTAAAGAACATATCCTGTACTGGACATTTCTCACCAACAGTAGACGGTGAATCTGCGTAGAATCCGTTGCCATCTCGGTCTTCCAACCAATAGACATACTTACGAACGAAAGGTTTGCGTGGATTTTTTACATTAGGAAGAAACCTAATTAATGAACGGTAGGTACCGTCTTGACCCTGATCGGGTTTTGGTGTGTACAGATCGCTGCTTGGTGCGGGTCTGTCTCCAGTGTCAAGGTCCTTGACGCTTACACTGAAAATGTCGAATTCATTTGCCATTTTAATTGCCTTTTTTTAAGTTTTACTTTTTGTTAATTTAAAAGCCATAACTTAGCATTGCCTATTTGCGTGCCCGGGAATTGCCAATATACTTTGCCTTGTTAGTGCCAGTTTAAAAGTCCCTGAATAATCAGTTCCTTTGTTATTTATATATTCATATCTATACTTAGTTTCACACTAACAAGAAAAAAATTAAAAATGCCAAATCCCACCACCGTCTCCTCTAAACGCTAATATTTTCCAATCTAAATCAGTTGATACTATCTCATTTTTCCAGAGCCAGTATCTAATGATCCTTTCAGTACTTTTAGAAGTATTCTGTGTGTTATCTTTAATGTATTCCCAAAACTCTATAAAATCATTAAGTCTATTAATACCAAAAGAAAAACAAAAACTCGCAGTCCAATTCATTTCATATTCTGTCTGACCAGGCAACATCATATCAGGATAAGCTAGTATTGTATCATATGGATTATCATAATCCCATATTCTCTTAAAGTAAACTCCATCTTTATCATTTAAACCACTACCACAATTATCGCTTAAGTTATATCTACCTGATAGTTTTGTCACAAAGTCGTATTCCTTTAGTTTATGGCTATAATGATTTAAGAATGTAGAATATAAGACAGCTTCGCAGTGTGATTTATTATGATGTGTATTTATAACCTTGGCGGCATCTTTATTTAAGTTTTCAATTCTTATACATTCTAAATCTTTATATCCCCAGATATTTTTTATAGTAGCCAAATGAAGATCAACAGAAGATTCTTTTAATGATCCATCTACTAAATAAACCTTTGCATTTGGATACAGTAAGTAAACTGAATTTATTGCTAATAAAGTCTCTACCATTCTTTCTTTACCAGTTTGAGTACTCCTGGTATCCATGTAATCAAATCTCCCTTTACTAGGTGAGACTACAGATCCTATTATAAATACATGTTTCATGAATCAAGAATAATTGCAGTAACGTCATTTTCGCGAATACTAAATATCTTTTCACCTTGAAATTCAAATTCAGTACCAGCCATATCATGAAATAAAATCTTAACACCTATTTTATAGTCTTCGTCTTCAACGTCTTCGCCGACAGATATGATAATACCAGAATAGGGTGGTGCATACTGCCCTTCTGTTTTTGGTACATAAATGCTGCCGATTTTTTCCGGCTGTTCATCTTTTTTAAGAAATATTCTATTTTTTATTGCCTTTATCATGATTTTCTGAAACTAAGTTCTAAACTCTATATATAAAATATACTAAATTGAAGGAAGAAAAGTATCTAGTTATTAGCATTTAAGTATTCGGTGGTTTTAAAGTATAAAGTATTCTATGATCACTTCCTTTCTTTATTTGCATTCAAAATAAAATACGCATCCACTAAATCATCTATAGGCTTAGGGATCTTTTCTGAAAAGTCTTTACCTTGACACCATTTCCACAATTTAGTATTTCTTAAATCCTTATCATTAAACACATCATTTTGAAATGCATCTACCATATAGTGCTTATTTGCATTTCCTTTACCTGCCAACTTCTTAACGTGTGATGGTTGAAATACCGATATTTTTTCTACACTAAATGCATTCACAATTTCATTTCTTAAAAATGTGTTGTATTGTATAATATCAATAAATGAATTACCTTTAGAGCCATAGGAGAATCCTTCTAAGGCAATACGGTGAGATTCTGTACCGTATAATGTAATTAAGACGTTTATTATCAATTCAGCTATCGCTTTACCATCTGTCATTTTTTCCCGCTCTCTAGGTAAAAAGTCCTTGCTGATTACATGCCTATAATAAGGAAAGCCTAAAATAGTTTTATTGTCAATAAGTTCTTTATGGACTTCGAATGCTTTAGGTACTTTACGGCCCTTTTCGCCCCAGACTCGGTTACCATAATTAAAGAAGGTCATAAACTTGTATTTACCGTCATGACCCTGTGTACATAACCCTGGGCTATTTAGAGAAAAATCAATACCTGTGTAAATCACTAAGAAAGGATTATAGTCTTTTACCAAGAACTGCACCTAATGCAGCACCTACTAATCGACTGGTTAATAAATCATAAAGAGCTCCTTTTTGAATTCCTAAAACTTTAGCAATTGCTTTACCTACGGCTTTACCTAAAGCAAAACCAGTAAGACCTCCTAAAACAGATCCTAAAATACCTTCATTGACAACTTCTTCCATCACTTCTTCTAGATCTCTACCATTTGCATGCTCTTCCATAATACGATCAACTGCAGAGTTAATTGCAGCTTCCTGTTCCTCGGTTAAGTTTGATTCATTTAATAAGTTTTGAATATCAATAGAATCGTTACGGTTTTCGGTAAGATAGTCTTTAAAAGTTTTCATTTCTTTTGTATTTGTTTATATATTAGACCAGGTTAACCGCTATGTCCAGAATGTTATAAGTAAAATCAATATCAAAGGTTTGGAATTCAATTGTGTTACTTGAGAAGTTAAGATCCAACGCACTTACACCGTTCATAATCATATCCTTTAATTGAATCGTAACAAAAATATTACCTTCGCCATCTAACATTTGTAAACCAACACCTTCAGGCACAAATGGATTTTTACCACTTTGCTTATAATAATAATCAAAAAGTTCTACAGCCATCCAATAATTAACCCACCCATCAAATGCCTGCATTGTAATTGTTAAGCTTTTATCAAAAAGTTCTTGTTTAGGTAAGCTTGTTCTAAAATTTCTTGTATTGCCTGGAAAATCATTCTGTGAAATTGGATCAAAACTAGGTCCTGGTAAATTCATGGATTGAATTCCGTAATTAAAGTAATCTATAGGTTCTTTAATAAGCCCACCAGGAATTCTATTTAAATAAGGTCTATACTTATCTGCTATTTCCTTAGGTATAAAGGTTCTAGGGAATTCAAATTTAAATTGGTTATTTCTTGCACTTAATATCATAATCCTAGATTTTGTATTGCACCGATACCACCAGTAAGGCCACCAATACTTGAAGCCGGTGATGATTGGGTATTATATGATTCTAGATTATTAGCTGCAGTTTTTAAAGCCGAGCCTGTCATACTATTTGTAAAAGGATTACTTTCATTAACAACTTTCAATAATGCATTATTCTGTTGGGTTTGTAAGGCTAACAGATCAGCTTGGGCTTGAGCTGCTTCTGCTTCACTTAAAACTAATTCTGATTGAGCCGTACCTAATTGATCTGATAACAATGAAACTTCATTAGTTAGTGATAAGTTAGATGCAGTTAAAGATTGTATAGTAGAAATTTGCTCTGTGGAAATTCTTATTAAGTCAGAGTTTTCAGTATTAAGTCTTTGTATTTCATCCTGTAGTTTTTTTAATTCATCTGCATATATTTCAGCTTGCTTTTGCATTTTTGCCGTTTGCGTTTCCTTTGCAGCATCTTGTAAATTTAAAAAAGTCCCTGTGTATAAAACACTTTCATCACTTACACCGCTAACGGACTCCATTCTAGTTGATATGTAAAAGTTTTGATTATCTAATGCTAATATCTTTTTAGAATTTTCTTTATCAATTCTAAATAGTACTTGTCCTTGTGAAAGATCAACATTTTGTACTTGAGTCCAGTTAGGAATTCTAATTTCATCAGTTTCTCCAACGAATACCAATGTTAATGTACCAACATTACTTAAATCAATAGGTGTATCGGCAATTTCGCCGTTTTCACCAGTTTCATCAAATAGGGTAAAGATAACATAATCATCAAACGGAGATATTCTAATAGTACCATCCCCTTGTGGCAATGGCTCTGCTGATGGGTTTAAAGAAGTAAACTTTGTAAAGTATTCTTCCCTAGTCTTAACAACAGATTCATTTGTCTGTACACCTAACGGAATATTTGTATTATTGAGTTGTGTCTCCATTTTCCTCTGTTATTGTTTGTATTTTTGCTGGCGATATTGCAGCCTTCACGTTTAACCTATCTCTAAATGAAGTTACATACTTAGTCTTAACTACAAGTTTTTCTGTTATCTTTTCAGAAGTTTGCCCAGGCGCATTACCAACACCTCCATTATTTACTATAATATTTGAACCATCATTATTTGCCAACTGATTATAAACATTAGCAACAGTTGGAACCGTTCCTAAATTTATTTTCATTAATCTTCTACCATACTTATTAACATCAAATGAAGTCAATTTAGCATTCTTTATTATCTGGGTATTATCTGCCCTGTTGTATAATCTTAGTAAATAATTAATAGAAAAAGATGCAGCTATTGCACTATTTAAAATAATAGGTCTGAATAATATAGGATTGTCAAAATTAGTCGTTTGTGTAAATACTTGTGTACTAGTTTTTATAAAGGATGTATTTATTTGTTCACTTACATTTATTTCATGAAATACAACATAGTCTCCACCTGAAGAATTTAACTGCGCTATGAAATTAGAAAAAGTTGATCCAGTTACTTCACCAGTTAATTCAAAATAATCTCCACCATCCGATTCAGTTACACTGGCATAAAGATCATCATAAATATCTCTACTAGGAATAGTAACAGCATTAATTTCTTCAACATTATAATAGCTATAACTATTTTCAACTATAGTTTCATAAATACCAGTAGCCTTAAGAGTAATAGTAGGAGTACCTAAGAAACCTTGCCCTTCTGTTAACTTATATCCTAGGCCATTAGGTACGGAAGAATTAAACTGATTATTCATAAAATAGAGGGAAGGGACTCTCCACTCTATGTACGTAGCATATAACTTATCATTAATTAATACTGGGTCAGGATTAAATACAGGCGTATCAGTTTTTAGAAAATTTATCGATGAAAGATTTAGTAATACACCATCTCTTCTAGGTACTAATGCTTCAAAGATAATCCCATCATAACCAGTGAAAGTAAATCCAGCAATAAAATGGACTCTATAAGTATCGTATGCAACATTTATTTGAGGGCTAAATGTTTGTAATACATTAGAGCTATCAGTTAGTAAAGGATCAAAATCATTATAAGGTACGCCTATACTAGTATCTAAATATGCATACTGAGTATTATTGGCATTTATTGAAGCCGCGGAGATATCTCTATAATTTCCCATTTCAACTGAAACAGAATCAGTATTAAAAAGATAACTACCACCCGTATGCCCATCTCTCATTATCTCAATCGGGTGAGTAGCAGTATTAAACTCTGTTGGGCTTGACTGACTGGTGTAAATATACTCTATAAGTATATTATCCGATATTTGTATAAATTTAGATGACTCCATTCTAATTATTTATTTACCACTGAAAAAACTTAGGCGTGTAATTTAACCCAAACCCAATAAACGGTGATACACCATCAATGCCATAACCAGCACCAATCTGTATACCAAGCCCTAGAGTTTTTCTATGTTGATATTGTAAATCTTTAAAGGCTTTACTTTCTTGATTAACTAATATTCCTTTTGCATCATTAAACGTAGTTCCTGGGTAATCCGTTGAAAGATTTACAAAAAGCTCTTTAGTTTTTGTATTTCTACTTAATGCTGCAGTTAACCAAATATTCTGATTTAAATCAATAGTAGCATTACCGAATTTATGATCCTGTTCATCATACGGAATAAATACACCAACACTCCTGGAACTTTTACCCCAAAATGAACTATCGGATAAATTTATAGCAGATGTATAGTTTTCAAAGACTGTGTCAATCACGGTAACCGGAATTTCTACAATTACTTCTTTAATTACAGTTTCGGTCTTAATTACTGTAATAGGTGGCTTACTCTTTTCGTATTCCAATTCTTCGTTTAACTCATCTAATGTTAAATTTAAAGCTCTAATCTCAGCGGCTGCATTACCATCAGCATCAATATAGTTTTTAATAGTATCTAAAGAAGCCTTCCAATTATTTTCTATTCGAGTAACTTCTCTATTGGCTTCATCAACTGCTTGGCATTGTCTTAACAGTAAAATGCATAACACAATAATACCACCCAATAAAAACATCCTAGTATTTTTAGGGTCAGTTATAAGACCAAGTATATTTTTAAGTATTATCATAAACCTTCTTCGTAGACTTGTAACAGCTTATATGGTGTAACTTCACTTTCACCATATTTTTCAATTAGTCTATCCATAAATTTTCTTTCCTTACCTTTCATCGTATCAAGCTCTTCAAAAAGATTATCTCTCTTCTCGGCCAAACTTTGAATACTTTTTTGCATAAGATCTATAGAGGTTTCAATTTCTTTATACCTATCTATAAAATTTGCTAATTCTTTTCTTTCTTTTTTATTCATAATTATAATAATTGGTAACTAAATGAGCCCAGGGCTTTACCGCCAGCGTCGCTATAACCGGAATTAGTTTGATCGCTTAATTTCCATCCGTTCCCGCTCAAGTCAACAAATAAAGGCTTCACTTCATTAATATTTGCCGGGTTATAATTATAAGCAGTCCCAGAACCAAACACATTTGTAGGTGTACCGCTATTTCCAGAACTATTTATAGGGAAAGGTAACACTCTATCGCCATTAGCCGAATTGTGAATCAAATAAAAGTGAACAGTAACAATACGCCCTACTCTAGTCCAATTCATCTCCAATAAACTTATCGGCTGACCACTTACAATGCTAGTACCTTCATAATTACCTGACAACATTATGTATCTGTCCTTATCTACAGCAGTAATTATATTATTATTTGTCGCGATATGAATATCACCTTCCATGTAAACCCCAACGGTTGAATCATATTGACCGTTAGCATTAGTATCAATTGCAGTCTGAGTCAACGATTGGTTAGTATTACCCATTATCATAACCTTTTGGTTTTCACCATCTAGTCTGATACCGCCTTTTCTATTCTGGTAAATTATAGCCAATCCACCCTCATCACCATTAATATCACTTTCTGCTGATATCAAACTATCACCCAGCCTGGTATAAAATGCATTAGAGGAAAATGCGGAAGTTGTTAAATTAACGCCAAAATTAAGTTGTGACGTTCCATCCTGGTCTCTTAACTGCAGCCTACCCTTAGAATTAGCAGTTGAACTATTCTTAACAAATGAAGCTATGTAGTTTTCTCCAACAGTTAATAAATTTGAATCATTTGGTTGAATTACACTAATATACCCTTGGCCTGTACCAGTTGCACCGAATCTAATAGTAGGAGAAGTTTCACTCCCTGAGGTAGCATATGGGTTCCGTCCTATCCAAACATCGCCGTTGTTTGTAGGGCTAGTGCTAGGGCCATGTTCACCCCCACCAATATAAACAGTTCCGCCACTGCTATTAGCAAAGGCATCGCCACCTGATATTACAATAGCTCTACCACGACCTCCATTTGTGAAATTATTTGCCAAAGGATACCCAGAACCACCTTTAATCGTTAAGGCATTAACCTGTGTTGGCCCATCGGTGATGCTAGTAGCAATAGGTCCAATAATCATTGGCCCTTCTGGATAAGAAAGAGCATTATTTGACGCCTTAAATTCAATTTGCCCAGAACGATAATCACTACCAGTTGGAATATTACCACTTATCTGTAATACACTTTCGCTATACATCATAGTTGCTTTACTATTGCCTCCTGTATATGTACCAATAAATGTACCTTCATTATTTAATTGAATACCTTTTAATCCACTGGCCTCGTTGATAATATTTAAATAGCTTGTACCACCTATATATGGTAAGGATATATCACTCCTGGTGTTCTGTCCAAAATATATCTTATTTAATTTATTAGCTGTGGTTCCTATATTGGCAGTTGTTGCAGCTATAGGTATCAATTCACCGCTATCTAATATTTGCCAAGAAGAATTCTCTATTAAGCCAGTACCGTCCCATCTAACTATCCTAGTGTTAGCGCCTGTACTACCTGTTAAATTTGAACCATCCCAACCTAATTGACCTTGTGGTATTGTCCCTAGATTATCATTTAATGTTCCTAGCCTACCTGAAGAATCTATAGAAACTAAACCTACAGGGCTAATTGTAGTATTTTGTAAATTAGGAAAAACCCATTCATTAGCCAAAGATGATATTCTTATTAAACCTTCTGCTAATAATCCTATATCTCCTGCGGTTAATGATATTGAACCAGTATCAATAGTTGTTGTAGGTAACGAAACATTTCCTACTGTTAGTGATGCACTTTCTGACCCAACTGCAATTACTTCAAATTTAGGCAATTGTGAATTATTAACTGCATTTAATTCAATAGTAAAATCTGATATATCATAAGGGCCAGTTAAGGTATTCCCTATCGTACCAGTAGTAAATGAAATAGATCTACCTGATCTGTACCGCTGTGCTTTTTCGAGAGTGTATATATTAAATCCGTATGTATCTGATATTGAGCCAGGTGCACCTGTTATTGCTTTAGGTACATTTACAATAAGAGAATCATCAACACCTAACGCAATAGACGATAGAGATGAAATAGAATTTTGTTCAAAGTTATCCCCAGCAACATCACCGCCGCCCATAAATTTGATTGCCTGAGCGGAGCTATTTTTTTGATGAACTAACATAGATACAATAGATGAGTCTATGCTACCAGCCATTGTAGTATTAAGCTGATATGCAGGAGTAA